ACAATGGGGAGCCGTAGGAGTTACTTTACCAGCTATTGTTTTAGATAAAATGAAAACTAGACCGACTCCGGAATATATGCCTTATTGCAAACCACATAAAGATGCAGAAGATAATGATCAGGAAACAGTAAACGGTGTATTAGTAAAAAAAGGAGCACCGGGATATGTAATGGGTCCGTTTTTATCTAGCATACAAATGGTAGAAGTCGAGACTGAAAAAACAAAAGTTAAAGATAAAAGTGCGACGGAAGAACTTCCGGTTTTCAAAGAAGATCCAAAAAATATTGATACAAATCAATTTTTTATAGACAATGAGTTTTATCGTGATAAAATAACACAGGCATTAGGAGGAGAGCAGGCATATAAAAATTTTCGGAATAACGTCGCGAAAGCATTGCAAACCGGAGCTGATAAAAGTCCTAGCGGATTACCTATAGATGATCAAGAGATAGTAATTCCAAGTGGCGATCCAGATGTACCGCCGGCGGGTCTAGATTCATTAGGCGGAGGTACTCCAAAATTATTTAATTTAGATCGAAACGGTAATGGATTTAATCGTCGTGGCGGAGCAGGAGGATTAGATAATCCAGGATATAACGAACCAATTCAAGACGGTGCTTATGGAGCAGCTGAAATGGATGGTGATATTGCAGTAATAGACTGGAAAGATAATGGAGAAAATAGGCTTGTGTATAGCCTAGGAAGTAATAAAGGACTAAAATGGGGATCTGGTACCGCTACGGCTGGATCATATGGTTCTGCAAATTCAACAAGTCCGGTTGAATGTTTTATGAAGTTTGAAAAAGAAAAAGATGGTACCGGTGATGATGCTAAATCATTTTCAGACCCACGTACATGGGGTCCATGGGAAGAATATACAGGCACAGGCCAGAATTCAACAATACCAAAAATAAACTCGGAGACCGGAGAATTAACACCGGATGCCGCGGCTGGATTAAGAAGCTTAAGATTCAAATACATTATCCCTAGTAAATTAAACCAAGCAATATCAGCACCGAATACCACACGTCCACATGAACCTATCAATGGTTTGCCTGGATTTGGTGGTCAGACATTACCAGCTATGAACAAACAATATTGGGGACTTCGTGTAATAGAAGCATTCCCTAAGGCAGAAGGCTCGACAGATGCTCAAAAATTAGAGAATGCAATTAAAGAAGCTTTAAAACCACCAGAAAAACCTAAAGCCGGCGGCACGCCTATTGTTGTTAATGGTGCAGCAGGTATTGGACTAAAAGGTAAAGCTGGGTTCGTCGGTGGACCAGCACCGCCATTTATCATCAAAGAAAAAGGTTCAGAAACTCGCGCATGGAAATTTGAGAATTCAGTATTGTTAATGAAAGATGGAAAGGTTAAGCGAAGTGATGGAGCGAAATTTTCGCGCGGAACACCGGCCGGAGATAAAAGTGCTCGATATAAATGGGCAAAAAATATGAAAACAGTAGATAAGGACATCGATTCAAAAATCAGAGGCGAAGCGCGTGGAGGAATGGTATGGT